GGCGCGAGAGCAAGCCATTGCTGATCGCATAGAGCGGAATAAAAGGGCAGATTTACAGGCGGGAGTAAGGAGGAAACAGGAACTTGATGACGCATGGAGGAGGATAGAGATTGCGCGTCAAGACAAGCAAGATGCCCTCACTAGAGGGGACGAGGTGGAGGCAAGGAAAGCGCAAGCGGTGATTGACTCTTTAGACCCAGAAATCAGAAGTCAAGTTCAACCCAAAGCACCTCCCTTACTCGGTGGGCCAGCAATGGGAGTACCGGGGGCATTGCCCATGCCAATAGAATTTGAGGGTAGCCCAGAGATAATGGAAGACATCAGGATAGCCCTTGAAGCGGAGAAGGGTGAAATTCCCATAGGCTCCAGATTAGCCGCAGCGGCAAAGGGAGAAAGGAAGCAGAAAGCTCGCGATGCTGTTCTGGCACAAAAAGCGGAATATGAAACTGAACGAGGATTTGAGGCAGGGGAAAACCGGAGGCTAATTAAATCTGTAAAAGAAGCAAACTCACCCTACCGTGATTTAATCAGGGCTATGAAGGAAGGAGAAACGATTCTGGGGGGCATTGATGATACGGATTTGGAAATAGCTACTGACGAGAGAATCGCTTTTTTGGCTAATCAAATAAAGCCAGTTACTTCCTCTTGGAAAGAGACTCCCAAGCCCACGCCAGAGGAGGCGGCTGCTGCTGCCCATAAGCTCAAGGCCGCTACTGAAAGAGCCAATGTCGGCTTGCCCTTGGATGCCCCCGACCAAGAGCTACAGGAAAGGAAAGCATCTATTGCGGGAGGAGCCACTAAAAGACTTCCCTATAAGCTGGCTGTTCAAGGGCCAAAGGATGCGATGGGGAGGATGATGGGCGCAGCCACAGGTATTTCCATTGAAGCCCTTGCCGGTGAAGACATGACCCCAGCCAACTGGATGAGAGCCATGAGGCAAAGAACAAGTTTAGCTAACAGCTTCAAGCCACCTCTAAAGATAGACCTATTTGAACCTGTCTTTGCGCCGGAACAGATGGGTGAAACTATTGCGATTGAAGCATTTAAGTTTGATGCTGATCCAACAAAGAATGAAGAAATAAAGGTGGTTATGCGCGGCAAGGAAGAGGGCGAATTGTTTAAGGTGGGCAACCAATACTTTATTAAGAAGGGTGACACGCTTATTGAAGTTAAGGACAAATAAATGGCCGAAGCTGCGTCAACCAAAACGCCTTGGAGCGATCTTTTACCCAAAAAGAAGAAGGAGGAAAAGACCCCTTGGTCGGATCTCCTGAAGAAACCGGCTGACGCGCCATCTCCATTCCCGCAGCCACTTGTCTCCGGCGGGAAACTAACTGCCGAAGAAATTGAATTACTTTTCGGCAAAACCCCCGGTCAATTAAAGGCGGAAGGGTTGATGACCGGGGATGTCAAGGAGCCTTACGTTCCGGCCCCGAAGCTGGAGGATTACTCTCCAGCCCAGAGAAGAATAATGCGGCTCCAACTAAAGCACAAAGGAGGGGTAGCCCCTGTTCCCACATCCGAAACAGGAGAGATAGTTTACGGACAGGTAAAGCCGGATTTGCCGGAATTAAGAAAGCAACTCCGAATAGGGGGAGCAGGAGCTGAACCAAAGCGACTAGAGGAGTGGACAGAGGAAACAATAAAAAAGCGACTACGCGAAGCAGGAGAGAAAGCTTCGCAAATGGGGATGATCGGAGGCGCGATTTATGGGGCGTCCCAAGGGGCGAAGTCTCCGCGCCCCGGACTCGGAGCAATCGGAGGCGGCATATTGGGAGGGGCCGCTGGATTGGGGATTTTCAAGCCACTTTTGACGGGGGAAACGGCAACCATTCCCGAACTCGGAGAGGCAGCGGTTTGGGGGGCGTTGCCACAGGGGCGGATGTTCAAACCGTCTCTCTCGCGAATGAGAAACATTTTAAGGGGAGCAGGAGAGGTTGGAACGGTGGCGGCTGGCGCAGCACAAACCAAAGAGATGCTTGAAACAGGGAAGCCCCTTTCCGCCAAGGAGACAATAAAGCACGCCGCGATCCCGGTGGTAATGGGCGCGGGAATTGGAGCCATGGGCAAAGCCCAAAAGCAACCACAGTTCCTTTCCCAGAAAGAGCAAAACCTAGCTGACACCTACGCGGTGTTTGAAGCCATCGGAGAAAAACCGCCGCCCTCCATCATTAAGCGCATAAAGAAATCAGGCGATGACTTGCGCACTATCTTCCTTGCCAGAGCGCGGCCAGTTGAGGTGGGTCAGCGGCAGATATATGATTATTACAAGAATGAATTGCCGAAGCTGGATATGGCAGCGCAATTGGAGCAGCTTGCCGGGACACCAGCTATGGCGGAAGCGGCAGTGCATCCTTTCAGGCAGCAGGTAATGAAACCCATCCACCGATTGGCAGGGCCGCTGGGCAAATTCTTCCCAAGCCTTCAGAAGGAAATGCGGGATGATTTCAGCACTTATATGTTCCTGAAACGCACAGTGGATCGCCTTCAATCGGCGGAAATAACTGCTGCCCAGATTAAAGAATCATCAACCCTGCTTAAAAAGCTAAAGAGACTGCGCCCCACCAAGAAAAGAGCCGCCGAGATTGGGGAACTTGAGTTCAAGCTCACAGGCTTGAGGGCGAGATCAGGCAAGGAGGTTGGGGAATTTACGGTCAAAGAAGCCCAAACCCAATTAAAGACCTTGGAGGGGAAGCTGGGAGCAGATCGCTTCTCACAACTGGCAGAGATTGGTGAGAAATATCAGTTACACGCCGATACAGCCCTGAAGCGTCAAGTGGAGTCTGGGCGCATTTCACAGAAGACTTATGACAACATCAAGGCTGATAACGATTTTTATGCGCCGTTCAGGCTCTTGGAACATGCTGACAAGCCATGGCAGTTAAAGGCTATTAAGGGAATCAAGCGGAAAGAGCTTCCCAAGATGAAAGACATGGTGTCGGCCTTGGACGAAGTGATTTGGACGACCACCCAAATGGCAGAAAGGAATGAGTTCCTTCTCAAGTTCAAGAAACTGGCTGAAATGGATAAGGACGGGATATTCATTCAGCCAATCAAGGAGGCAACAAAGGTTCCAAAGGGGTTTGACAAGATAATGGTATTGGAAAAGGGCGAACCATTTTACTATCAGGTTAAATCCGAGATTGCTGAACCCATTAAGTTTTTCCAAGGCGAGAAGGATGAATTGGTAAAAATGCTTGGCAAGTGGTCAACGATACCAAAAGCGGGAATGACCATGTATAATGTCAGGTTCCAAATTGGAAACCTGCTTTCGGCTGATTTACCCACGGCTGCTACATTATCGGACATGGGGATTTACATGGGAGGAAAGCGTTCTCCCTTCCCCAAAGAAATTCCGATACTACCCACGACAGGTATCCCGCTTTTGGGGATTAAACCAGGACAGTTTAATATCCCAATGCCAAAGCTCGGCCCAAAGGGAGAGAAAACCTATCAGGCATTGACCAGAATTGTTGATCCAATGATTTTCGGGATTGACTTGGTGAAATCCCTGTCATCAGCAGGAAAAGCAAAGTTTGGCGTGTACGATGAGCGATTTTTGAACGCGCTCAAGGCTGGGAATATGCGTAATACGATTCAGGCCATGCTGACCCCGGAAGCGATTACAGGCTACAAGCCCCTCGGCAAATCCACATTTAATGTTTTCAAAAAGGCAGGGGATTTAAGCAATGCAGTTGAGGAGGCGTTTGCGATTCAGGGCGTCATGCGTGCCATGCGGAAAAGGGGCATGAAGGATGTGGAAGCGTGGAGAAGGAAATTCCCCGAAGACGTTACCGAGATACGAAGGCTCCATGGTTCCCCAGATTTTAACAGGCTTGGCAGGGGCTTGCCGGAATACGGACTTTCCATGCAGCGAGCGAATCTTCTCTACTTTTTCCTGAATGCAAGAATCCAGGGGCAGGTCAGGGATTTGGAAAGAATGGGCAATGTCACGAACACCAAAAAGTGGCTGTATGCCATGGGAAGAATGGGGTCAACAGTTGGAACGGCCACTGCGTTAAATCATCTTCATAACAAGGAAAACTATGCTGAAGACTTGGCTAAAGTGCCGCAATGGGAGAAGGATAATTACTGGATATTTTTCAGGCCCAATTTCATTCCGAATCCATCTAACCCAGATGAAATGGTTCGGGACAGGGATTTGTTCCAGAAACGTGAATCTGCAAAGCTGATGGCAAATTCGGTTGAGTTTGCCATTGACCAGATGAAGGACGATGACCCGCAATCTTACGGGGATTTCCTTGGGAATGTGGCGGAAATGATTTCGCCCATAAACATTGAGGGTGACACCGGGGGTGAAAGATTTGAGAGTGCGTTGGCTGGGGTCAACCCGTTAGTTCGCGGCCCAGCGGAAGTCTTTTTCAATCGGAAACTTTGGCAGCACCGGCCTATCATGTCGGAGCAAGCGAAAAAGAGATTCCCAGAGCTACAAGTCACCTCCCGCACTAGACCTGTCTTTGAAGATTTAGCCCATGAAATCTCCCTACAAACGGGGGGTGAATATAACGATACCCTGAAGGTTCCCATCGGCGGCAAAGCTCCAAGCTGGCTGCGCTCGCCAGCAGACTTGGAGCATTTGGCAGATTCCGTAACTGGAGGATTGTTCACGCAGTTCGCACAAAAACCAGAGGTGGTGGGGCGCGATGATTGGCGCAATTCATGGTTCATGCGAACTGTGGGATCAAGGTTCTTAACTGCTGGTTATGCCGTGCAAGACAAGGAACTGGAAAAGAAACGGAGAGAGGCAGAGAAATGGGCGGCGTCATTAGCGTTTGCCCGCCAGCAGGAGGTGAAAAAGTTTAAGGAGTTGGGTCGTAAAGCAGAGTGGTCAGATGAAACAATTTTGAAAGAGTTCATTAAGAGACACCCAATGGAGCCGGGGGAAGTGACCAAAGAGAACTTGGTGAATATGGGACAAGTTGAGAGGATGATGGCAAGCATAAAGGTGGAGATGCTGCGGGGTTCACCCGGATGGGATATAAAGAGCTTGGGGAATTATCCACCAGAGCAAAGGGCGGAACTTATCATGCACATGGCAGAGCAGTTGCCCATGCTTGACGATCAGGCGACTGCTCGCGGCGATTTCATTCAGAAGTTAGTGCAAGAAAAATGGATTAACCCAAAGACCATGATGTGGATGGGGCTTCTGAACAAAGAGAGAATAAATGCCGGGAAGAAGGGAATGTTGCCACCAGAAATGATGGAGAGAATGTTCCCGCAACAAAAAGAAGAAGAGTAACCTCACATCAAGAGGCGTGAGTGGGGGCCACGCATGAAGGGATTTGATACATTCGTAGCGTTCGGAGACTACCATGGTCAGCATGGTTGCCGTGACACGCTCGCAGCCCTTGAGCGTCACATCAAGGAGCTAAAGCCCAAGCATCGCATCTGCCTTGGCGATATGTTTGACATGGCGTGCCTCCGCAAAGGTGCGCGATCTCAAGATGGGGAATCGTGGGAAGGATTGCTTCAAGACCAGAACGCCGGATACATGGCAATCTCCCGATTGCGCCCCAATGTCTTCCTAAATGGCAACCATGAATACCGGCTCTACCAAGCAGCAGAGGAAGCTGCCAGCGGCATTGTGCGCGAGTATTGTCAGGACGGCGTGAACAAGCTGGAAAAATACCTGCGGAAGATGGGCTGCAAGGTGTATCCCTACCATTACGACCAAGGAGTGCATAGGATTGGGCCTGTCGCCTTTGTCCACGGCTACACAGCCAACCTTGCGTCATGTAAGCAACATTCCGAGATGTACGCAGAGCCAGGAGGAGCTTGCGTGATGGGTCACATACACAGAATTGAAGCAGCGAGCGCGGTGCGGCATGGAGGAGCGCGAGGTTATTCCGGCGGATGTATGGCCGACATACCTCGCTTAACTTACGCTGCACTGCGCCCTGCGACGATGCGATGGAGTAACGGGTGGCTTTTCGGAGTCATCGGCAAACGGGGATACCGAATATGGCAAGCAGAAAGAACAAACGGAAAGTGGATTCTGCCGACAAGCCTCCGCGAGCTTTAACGGAGTGGGCAGAGGCGTTGCAGTCAGTAGTAGAGCCTACGGACGCTGTTCCAGACGGCTTTTACACCGTGGTGGAATTAGCGGATCAACTGCATCTCTCCATATCCTCGGTGCGACGCAAAATCTACATGATGCGGAAAGAAGGCAAAGTTGAAGTGAAGCGGTTCAGGCGTCAAGGCCCAGCAAAGGTTTACCCAGTTGACCACTTCAAAATACTGGAATGAAAAGACCTCCAAAGACTTGGATTGGCAAGCGTATCTCGGTGCGCTGGCTAGACCCGTGCGGATTCGTAAATTCAGAACTCTCGCAGGTGGATGTAGCCGAGTGCGTCAGCGAAGGAACCCTGATCTCCGTTGATGAGCGGAAGCTGATCCTCCGCACGGCAGTCTACCCCAAGGACAAGAGCTTTGGCGATTGGACGGCCATCACGCTGGGGGCTTGCGTCAACTGCAAAAGACTCTAACTTACTGTGTTTGTAGTAAGGTAGACAGATTACTTCCCAAGGATATACCGGCACAACTCAATGAACGTGCGCTTGGGCCTTCTCTTTGCCTCAACCCGATCCATGGTGTCAACCACCGAGCGGGATATGAATTGAGAGCGGCTCATGCCCACGCGCTGGGCCATGTCGTTGATGCGTTTGATTTCCGCGTCTGTCATCCGAAAGGCGACAAACGTGGATTTTAATGTGGATTTCCTGCGGAGCGTCCTAGCCATCCACAAGATTTCCACAGCGTGACACTTTAGGCGAGCTTTATTTCACATTGAGGATAAGTTGTTGATGGATGGGCGAGCCACTGGAGCCACAAAAACTAATGCTCCCCGCGATAAGGCGTGCCACCCGAAGCCATTCAGGTTTGGAATGTGCCTATTTCCAATTAAAATAATGACATGGGCAAAGGTTCCGGAAACCTGTGCCTTCCCCCCATAAATGCGGGATGTCTAGCATTGTAGCTTCTCCATAGTGGACAATTCAGGACGATTTGGTTTGACAGCAAGCCACTGGTGAACCATTTTGCCCTCGGCTTTGGAGCCATCGGTGGTCTTCAAAACCTTTGACCATTAACGAAAGTCTAGGATGACGATCAACGAAGATAAATCTCAACGCCCCGGCACGACTCTGTTCAGGGTTCAATATCGCGACAAAAACAACAAGCGCAAGCGTGTCTTTTACAAGACCATGGAGGAGGCAGAGGGCTTTGTGAAAAAGCGTGATGCCGAAATCGTTCAGCACGGCTCGTCCATTGCCGACATGAACGGCGATGACCGCCGCAGCCTTTCTGTGATTGCCGACCTTGCCGAGAAGATGGGCTGCACGCTTCAAGACGTAACCCAAATGCTCGCGCAGAAGGCTGATGATTCGGCCATGAAGGAGGACAAGTTTGTGAGCGAACTATACTGGGAGTTTGCCGAATCTCTTAACGGAGTTGTGGACGGCAAGCAGTTGGCGAACCCGAATCTGCGGGAGACGACCAAGGATACCCTTCAACGGGTCATCCAACACTTTTATGCCTTCAAAGACATGACCATCCGCACCATAACCCAAGACATGATTCTGGATTATCTTCATAGCCAGGAGTGGGGTGTTAACACCAAGCGTGGGAGGCGGCGGGAACTCCATCGGTTCTTTGAGTGGGCGGTGGAGGAAAATTATCGGGAGGACAATCCCTGTGCCATGACCAAGCGGCAGTTGGCAAAGTTTGTGGGCGACTACGAGCCGCCAGACATCTGCACGCTCACCCCCGCCGAGGTTCGCAAGGTTCTGGAGGCTTGTCGCACGCATGACGCTGACCTGTTGCCCTTTTATGTAACCGGAATCTTTACTGGCGTGCGCCCCACCGAGATCACCGGAGAGGGAGGCAAGATAGGTATGAAATGGAAGACCGACATCCCGCGCAAGGAGTGGGACAGGAACAGTTTTGTTTGCCTTGAAACACTGAAGGTGCGGGTGGGGGCTTTGGGCGCAAAAGGTCGCATGGCGCGTACCGTAGACATCCATCCCTGCGCCGAGGCTTGGTACAAGTGCGCTGGCGAACTGCCACCGGGAAAGAATCTCCGCCGCCGCCGGGATCGCATCTCCATTCTGGCAGATGTGGAGTTGCCAAGGAACATCCTGCGCCACACTTACGCCAGCCATCACGCCGAATACTTTCGGGATGAAAGCATTCTGAAAACCTCCATGGGCCACACGCTGCCTTCAACAGTGCTTTATAAAAAGTACATAGACATTTCCGTGACACCGAAGGAAGCCGAGGAGTTCTGGAATCTCTTTCCTTAAACTCGGTTATCAACCGCTTGTGAATAAGCTGTGAGTGACCTGCTCGCAGCTTTTTCTTTGCCACTCCGCATCCGCTGGCATACTGCACTTGTGCTAACCACAAAAGAAGTCGCAGAGAGGCTGAAGGTTTCCCCCAAGACAGTAAGGCGATGGGTTGATGCTGGGAAATTGAAAGTGAGGCGCATGGGTTACAGGACACTCCGCTTCCGCCTAGCCGACATTGTGAAATTTGAAGAGGGGCGATGACCACCGATTTTACTTATGAATATAAATCCGGCGTTATCATGCAGGACGGAGAGGACTTGGAAATCTCCACGTTGCTCACAATCCACGATGTGGCTGCGATCCTCGGCCTTCACCACTGCACCATCCGAAGATGGGTTCGCGCTGACAAGCTGGATGCTTTCAAGTTTGGAGACGCTGGAAATGCCACGCTGCGATTCAGGGCGCAAGACATTGACAAATTGCTTTTACAGAAGCTAATAAAGAATGCCGCGAAAAAGAAAAGAGATGCCGAGGATGGGAATACAACTAGTTAGCTTACCAGTTCCGCGTGGCGGGTATTGTTACATTTGCGATGACCCGGATTGCGTTATCGTAGCAGCCGATACATCCATCGGCTACAATCTCTGCGGGGATTGCGCCGCGAGCGCATTGGCAATTGAAAAAACACTTTGCATTCTGTTTCCACCCATGGGCATCCGCCACCCATTCCCCCATGAACACTTTCCAAACCGATTTCAGAATCTATGACAACAACAGCACTAACTAAAAACACGAAGAAGCTCAAAGACCTAATCAGCAGCGACAAGTTCAAGGAGCAAATGGCCTTGGCCCTACCAAAGCACCTCACGCCAGACAGAATGGCGCGGGTCGCTCTAACCACGTTACTCAAGACGCCCAAGCTGGGAGAATGCGACCCAGCCAGCGTGCTGCAAGCACTGATGACTTGCAGCCAGCATGGCATTGAGCCGGACGGGCGCAGAGCCTACCTTATACCCTTTGGAAAGCAGTGCCAGCTTATCATCGGCTATCAAGGGCTGGTTGAACTCATGCTTAACGCCGAGGACATATCTAACATCTACGCCAAGGAGGTTCGGGCGAACGACGAATTTGACTATAATAAAGGCGAGCTAATCACCCACCGCTTTGACCTCGGCAATGATCGGGGCGACATCGTGGGGGCTTACTGCCTCATCCGTTACAAAGACGGCCATGAGAAGTGTGAGGTGATGGACATGAGCGAGCTGGAAGCGGTTAAGAATTGCAGCAAGGCAAAGGCGAGCGGCCCTTATCAATCTTTTCCAGCGGAAATGTACAAAAAAATCGTCGTGAAAAGAGCCAGCAAAATGTGCAGCCTCGCCCCCTCTCTCCGAGATGCCATTGAGTCGGACGATGACCAGTTCAAGTTCAACGACAAGCCCAAACGCGCCAAGGCTACGCATGAAGATATGTTCACCGAGAATGTTGTCGCAGAGGAAACCGAGGAGGTATCGCGATGAACTGCACACGCGATGTCAGGGCAGGGTGGCCGAGTGCTTCAGCAATGGAGAACTTATCCCTTTGTCCTGGCTCCTTTGCGGCACAAAAGGATATAGCTGAAGAGCAGATGTCCTTTGACGCCATGGCTGGCATCCGCATCCATTCCTATCTTGAAGGGGTGGATGATCTAGTGCTGAATGTTGAAGAACAGGACATTTCGGATGAACTGGAGATGAAGCGGGAAACAGTGATCGCGGAACTATTCCCCAAGCCGGGAAAGAAACCGCCCACGGTGATGAAGGAGCATCGGATGTGGCTCTCACCTCCCGCCATGGGTGCGCCCGTCAACTTCAGCGGCATGGCGGATCACATAGTGATTCAAAGTTCAACAGCCCTGATAGTGGATTACAAGACAGGTCGCGGGGAGGTAACGCCGAGCAGCCGCAATCTGCAACTGCTCGCCTTGGCGGTACTGCTCAAGGAAAACTTTCCCAAGGTTCGCAAGGTTCACACCGCCATCCTCCAGACTCGCGAGGATGTTGAGGTGGCAACCTTTACCCCCAAGCAGTTAAAGGAGGGAAAGGAATTGCTGCTCTCCATCCTTGAGTTGGCCCTGACTCCCTCGGCCCGAAGGTTCGCAGGGGAGAAGCAATGTAAGTGGTGCAAGTTTAAGACCCAATGCCCGGAAGCCTTGGGCGCAATGCTCACACTCGTTCAGGTAACAGAGTTAACTGACCCAGATCACCGACTCACAAGAAGCATTCAACCGGCTGCGCGAGGACAAGCTCATCAGCCCAGAAGAATTTCTCAAGGCAGTGAAGATTTCTGTGCGCCAACTTGAGGCGGGGGTATGCGCTACCACAGGAAAGAAAAAGGGCGAGGCTTTCAATGCTGTCGCCGACTCATTGGAGGGACTTATCCAATTGTCCCAAGACCAACCACGTTTAACCAAGGAATAATATGCCAGAAGAAAAAAGAAAGTTACAACCGGGCCGATTCTCAATCACGCAGCAGGTGGAGAAGAAGGCAGAGAAACCCACATACCCAGACTTTAAGGGATTGTGGAACGACGATGGAAACCTGAAGTCAATTAGCTTCTGGATCAACGGGACGCTGGGGGAGGAATTCAATATCTCCGGGAGCATTGAACCGTTCAAGGACTACTCAAAGAAGGATGGGCCGTCTGTTCCAACGCCCATGACCACTGATGAATCCAAGAAAGCCTTTGCGAATGTGATAGAGAGCTTGGAAGAGGGCGAGCCGCCCAAGACTGTGGAACAAAGCCTACCCGCCCCCAAGGCTGAAGAGGATGACGTACCGTTTTAATGGCTGGTGTGGTTGACAGCTACGGGTTCATGCAACTCGACCCGTTCCTACGGTGCAACTCGCACTGGGTAAGGGACTTCTTTCCCATTGATGATGGCGAGACGCTCAAGGATGCCAATCGCACAGGAGCCTACAAGCATCAGGAGATCGTAAAGGTGCTGCCCAACTACACCGAGCGTGAGCTTTCCGAGCGTGAGCTTTTGCAGCGCAGGGGAGTGTTTGACTGGGAGGAACTCCTAACGGATGCGTATGGCGATGACGGGGAGTATGTTAACTGGCATTGGGTCCGGCATGAGATTGAAGAAGACGCCGAGGAGCGCAAGAAGGAACTGGCAACATGGCGCAAGAGCAAATCGTCACGGGCAAGATACAAGCCCGATGGGGTGCGGGTTTTCCCTCCCATGCCTTGGCCTCCTCCCAAGCCCTCTCGCCCAGTTAAACCAAAGCCCTTCTTTGGCGATGGCAAGACGAGTTGGCGTAAAGCAAAGCCACACAACTGGGATCACTTGAATTGTGAGGAAACCGAGTTGGTTCGCAGTCTTGCCAATCCTAGCCCCCAGGACCCGCCCCAAGTAAAGCAACTCATTGAGCGAATCAAAAAAGAACTAAAGAGGGACATGGGTAAGGCTATGGAATCTGCCGAAGTTCATGTTGCTTGGGGAATCTTTTTCAACTCCCTGAAAGAAATCCCAAAGCTCCGAGAGAAGCTGAAAGAGATTAACTATGAAATTTAGCCGACACGCAGCGGTCTACCGGGTTCGCCTCCTAGCTAGGCGGGGTGCATCCACTCCGGCTATTCAAAAACCCGCGTTGCGTGTCGGTGCTTTTAACATAATATGAAAACCAAAACCAAACAGGAACAAATCAACCAGATTGTCGCGGCAGTGGCAAAGGTCACAGGTGTTAGCGTGCCAACCATGTTGTCCAGACTGCGAACACCGATGAAGTAGTGGAAGCGCGGTGGATTGCTTGGCATTACATCCATTGCCATTTGGGCCTTCAATGCGCCGTAATTGGCCGTAGATGGGGCAACGGCGTGAACCATGCGACCGTCATTCATGGCCTCAAACAAATAGCGTACCGCTTAATGTACGCGAGAGATTGGGACTTGCGCCCGATGATGGAGGACGTTGCCGAGGTACTGAAGATTGAGCCGAAGCTGCCCAAGGCGCAAGGGAGGTGGGTGTGAATGATTCGCGTGGAAACAAAGATTCCCGTGCCGAGTCTAAACAAGCTCTTCGCATTGAACCATTGGCAGCGGAAGAAGCTCAAGGAGGAGATATTCAAAGAAGTGTGGTTAGCATTACTAGCTACAGAAACCGGTTGCTCGACCCGGACAATTTGTGTGTTAAATACCATATTGATGCAATCCGCCTCGCCAAAATTGAATGACCGAGTACGACTTTAGCGACGACGAATTGCAAGATGAGCCGGTGAATGAATGCCCGGAGTGCGGGACAATGCGATGGTTTGAAGCTGGCAGCAGCAATATGCTCGTTTGCCATGAATGTGGCTACGGCGAAAGGGAAGATGAAGTTCGGGGAGATTGAAGAATGGGAGAACATCGCCCGCAAGATGCTGGCAGACCCCCATGCAAGCAGGAGTGAAGTGGATAGTGTGCTGATCGGAATAACCAGGAGTAAGGACATATGGCTGATAAAGGAACTGGAGAAGAAGAGAAAAAAGGCGTGGACGGCGGCGAGCAACTCGTAACCTCTTACCCGGAGGTGGACAAGTTTGTGGATAAATTCGCCATTGAACTGGATGATGCGAATATCACCGCAACCATGTTTATTCACCGATTCCTGTTCAAATATTACATGGCGGCAAGGGGTCGATATGGAAAGGAATGGGAACAGATGGCACGCCGCCGCATGGATCGCGTAATCACCCAAATAGTGGATGACCTTGAGTGAAAGATAAAGACCTCAAGCTCGCCATCGACATCCTGCTGGTGCTGGGGATGCTCTGGTTGCTTTATATGATTAGTAAATGATCCTGTCACTCGACATCCCGCCTCTAGCAAAGCAATACGCTTGGCTTTTCCTCCGCCAGAACAACATGGGGCAACGCGGGACGTTTGACGGCACAAAAGAACAGCAGTACACCGGCTTGCTTGGCGAGATTTGTTTCAAAAGGCTCACCACCGGCCTCTGGCCCATGCTGGAGTCAGGTTATGACGGTGGCTTTGACCTCACGCTCGACAATCGGCGGGTGGATGTCAAAACCATGGGTCGTAACGTCCGTGTAAGGCCCGATTTCGTTCACAACTTTGTGATGAAACAAGCCAATTTAGCCGCCGAGACGCTAATCTTCCAATCTCTCATCAAAAAAACGTCCACACTTGAGGTATGCGGCTGGATAAACAAGTCCGAGGCATTGGGACAGGGGGAAATCATCCCCAAAGGAGCCGTCAGGACGCGGAAGGACGGAACCACCTTCACTACAGGGGCGGAGCTTCTGGAAGTCCCACAGGCCATCCTGAAGCCCTTCAGCGGCCATCTAAACATCCCCTTGGAAGAGTCCCGCATGGTTGGCCCACTGTTCCCCAAGGAACATTTACAGATTGCGCTATTATGAAAGACAAAGACAGACTATTCCAATTCCCATTCTTCCCAGCAGACTTTCTGGTAAGCACCATGCTGATGACTCCGGCGGAGGTGGGCGGGTATATGCGCCTCTTATGCCACTCCTGGTTGGAGGATGGAATCCCTTGGAAAAGCAAATCACATATTGCCCGTTTGGCTGGCGTTTCCACATCAAAATTGGACACAATCACAACCAGATTTTACATAGACGATGAAAAGCGATTAAGACACCCACGGCTGGAGGCGGTTCGGAAAGAGGTGATGGCTTTAAGAGATAAGCGCGTAAAAGCAGGGAGAATCGGAGGATTGGCAAGTAAGCAGTCGTTAACGATTGCCGAAGCAAAAGGGAAGCAAAAAAGCAGCACCGCTCAACCAAGCAAAACAAAACAAATCACATCAAAACATATAAACCCCCATAGCCCCCTTTCCACCGCTGATAGGATTGGCCTTGAACACGCTCAAAAGCTATTGGCCGAGGAGATCAAAAACATCCTCAACGGCAGATGCTTGGATGCCACAGGAGATGTCATTAGCTGGAACCGCCAAGATGATCCTGACCGACTCCGCGAACTACGGGAGAAGGAAAGAGAAATCAAATCCACGCTCATGTCCTTCTCACCGCGTGAGGCACAGCAAGCCGACATCCCGCCGGGTATCGCCGGGATTGCAGAACTACTCGCACGCGGGAAAAAAGCCTCCTAGCTTTTCAAAACCTTAATCGCAATGACGGTCACGCCCAACCCCGTCAAAAGGGTCGCGAGCGTATCCACCAGAGCCATTATCAGCGATAACAAGAACATTGGGTCATACATCTCACCTGATTAGACGCGAGACACCCGCTTAAAGTTCCAAGGATGTGCCTACAAGCACGAAAGACGCCCGTTGTGTCACATTGTATGCCTCCCACAATTAGGATGGCTTACAGGCGCGATTTGGGGCTTTTAGGATTCAGGTGGGATTTCAGGCCCATGACCCAGTTTTGCCAAGGCTTTCGCTCGCTTCAGCCGCAACTCAAATGCGCGGTAAAATGCATCAATGGAATCCATCTCCATCTCGCCAATCGTGTCAAGCGTGCGCGGCTTTTTAGCCTCATCATATCGCTCGCGAAAGACGCGGTCAAAGCGGGCAACTACTAGCTCGCGGATGTCGTCCCGCGTCCATTCCTCGCGCCAAATAAATGCCTGATTCTCATACTCGCCCAACGGTTCGCATATTTCGCAATACCACGTTTCGCTTTCATCGTCCCAACTCTTTTCCACCGGAGCATTCGCTATGCTGCATTCCTCGCAGCGTGGGGGATCATGGGGGTACGGTTCTTCTCTTGTTTTCATATTTTACCTTTCACCCGGAAAGGGGCCACCAGCTTTCGCCAGTGACCCCGCTAGGATACGGGTGACTAGCCCGTGGGAAGGTTTTCTGCTGCTGCTATGGCGTTGCCAGCTATGTCTCTAAAAACGGCAGGATCAGTCCGAAATCCGTTTCCAATTGAGCTTTCGCTTAACGATTTGATTTCCCGCAATGCCTCAAGCAAAGCCGGGGCTGCCGCGATCAATGCCGCGTTGGCGTCATCGTTCAACGTGCCGTAAACCTTGCAAACATAATTGTCCTCATTTATTGAGGCAGATTGAACGTGAATATCTGTGCCGCAAGTCGTGGCGTACCATGGCCCCGGCGTGTGTTTGGTTTGTGTTTCAGTTTGTGTTTGTGTTTTCATAAATCTTCCCTGTCCCAAAAATGGGTAATCTGTTGTCATATTACTGCCCCTTCCCCGTTACAGGTGGAGCATTTTGGGTTAATCATTTGCGTACCGTATTCCGGATGATCCATGCCGCAATCATCGCATCCATGGGTATCATTCCAAATCTCGTTGGCCTCATCTTCCACCGTCTTTAGTGCCTTCCAAAAATCATCCAAGGCAAACGGATATTTTACGGTTACAGGTTGGCAATCAAAATCCACGCCTTCCACAATTGACCCCACAGTAATTCCAACGGGATGATCGTAGGTTGGGGCATCACAGAATTCCTCTATATGCGGAGACTCATAGTCCACCCTGCTCTCTGTTTCTTCCACCACCCATGCACCACAGTCGGTAAACTTGTAGGTGTTCCGTTTAACGTCCGAAAGTTTTTGCTCTCCAAATCCACGCGCGTGCATGAATTGCTTTAAGTTTTCAATGTTCATAATGTTTTAATGTGTTAATTGATAATACCTGGCATTCTCAAATTGCTTATACGCGAGCGAGTAAGCGCAATAAACGTCTTGCGTTAAGGGATGGAAAATAATCCATTCACCCGCGTGAATTGGCAAGCCTGTTTCCACGCAATACCCGGCAAAGCGGGCGCGGATGTGGCGGGGGTCTGTGGCTAGTTGCTGCTGTGGTGCAATCATTCTTGCTCCTCCCATTGCGCCACAAATGCGGCAATCATCACATCGGCAATTTCCCGCTTGGCAAGGTATTGGCCGCCGGAAATTAGGCTTGTCACTTGGTCGGTCGGTGCTTCGTTTGAATTGTCAAAACCGAATTCGGTTGCATACTGATTGCAGTAATTCAGATTGTCCAAATGATCCGCCAGCCATGCCGTGACGTTTGCCGTGTAAATGTCCGGCTCAATCTCAATATAATCGGCAATATCTTCCGGCTCACGATCATCATGCACAATGGCTTGCCGAATATCGCTGGCGATTGAATCGCATTGCTGGTAAATCCAATCACAAGGCAAACGCTCGCCATGTGCCGCCCTCACGGCATCGCTCACCCATTCCGGCGCGTTATCCTTTAGCGCGTGAAATGTGCCGCCAGATTGGCGCTCGCGTGTTTCAAATGATCCGGCGAGAATATCCGCCAGCGATTTAGCTTGGTTTAGTTTTGCTTTCATGTTTCCTAGCTTTGCCTTGGGCGTGCTAATAACACGTTGCCCGTTTGTTCTTATCCTAGCCAAGCGGGCATCCAAGGCACTTTGCTTGGCTAGGTTTGTGCTTAATCACACATTACCGCCCTCGCCAATCGCAAGGGCGGAGTATGTAGGATTAAGGATTGCGGCAAGGCATCAAGATGCCTTTTGCGCCGGTTGTCTTTTCTTCAATCACAAGCGGCCCCGTGGGATCATTCACCGGAATTTGCAATGTGATTTGATTATTCACCGCGCCAATGGCTTGCGATAATTCAAACAAAAGCTTGGCGTCAAACCGGATTGTTTTATACACTTCCGGTTCCCATCCGCCTTTTGAATCTTTCAGCCATTCTGCCCGCCCTTCCGGCATTACTTGCCGCCAATTCGGAAAGGTCAAATCCTTTCGGAAGGGGTACGCTTGCCCGTTTTCAATCATGGCCGCGCCATTCATTCCAATGATGCTTTCCTTTTGTGCCTTGCCGCCAATCCTACGCGCTTCTGTTAATACTTTGACCGGCAAAAGCTTTTCACCGTCAATTTTGTCTTCCGGCGTAGTGTCAACCGGCACAATCACCATTGCCTTGCCATTAGTGGCAATCGCATGGGCTTGCGTGTTCCCGTATTGATTCATTGCACCGTTGTATTCTTTCGGGTCAATCATTACATAATTGAGGACTTCCCGGTTTTGGTCTTTGCTCGCAACTTTTTCCAGTTTGCAGTTTTTTGGTATCTTCATTTTTTTATCCTAGTCTATTGGTTTACTAATCACACAAGGCAAACACCGGTTTCCTGGTGATTGCACAATGGGATTACATTAACAATTCCCGCCTTTCATCTTCCAAGCCTTCCCAAGTTGAAACCTTGCCGCAATCCAAGCAAGTTGACTTGCCGGTTGCACTATCCGGTCCACCTTGCCGCCTTTCATGCGTGCAAATCCCTTTGCGCCGCAATTGTGATATTTGCCGTGCCTTGCTTTCAAATTGCAAGGTCAACAAATCCGCGTCATTATTTGGGTCAATCATTATTCAGCCTTTCTTATGATGTACGCTACATAATCGCAAACGTCTCCGCCTAAATTGGTGGCATCGTTTGTCCATGAAAAGTATTGCTCGCCGCAATCAACAAAGCTTGGTTCGCTTTCACTTTGTAAGAATGAGTCAACCGTTTGCAATTCGCTTTCCTCCAATCCGCTTGCGTCGCCATTGATTAGATAGCTCGCCCAATAAGCGGGGAGTTTGTAAGTGATTGTTTCAATTTGTGTCATATGTTTCCTAGTCTTTTAACTGTGCATAATCGCACAAGGCAATCCACGCAAAACGCATGGATTGCACAATGTGATTAATTAATGTGGCGCACCGTTTTCCCGTCATCCAATACCAGCAGAGTTGACGGCACTGGCGGCAAATGGTTTGCCTTGTCAAACCAGTCACCGTTTGTTGCATAAAACTTGCCGTGGATTTCTTCCGCCACCGCCTCAACCAAGTCGTCCGGTTTAACGATGCTTCCGCCAGCAACAAAATGCGGGCTATTATCCCACTCCGTTTGCTTGGCCTTTGTTGATGTTTCAAAAGTAACGTTGCCGTCACTATCCGTAATTGTGATTGTGATGTTTTTCATAATTGAGTTTCCTAGTCTCGCACTCGCACTTCCCAAGATTGCCATGATGCTCATGAATGCACCAGCTAATTCGTAAAATACTTTGCCCGGATTGTAAGCAGCAAACGTGCCAACATGTGATAAATTGTGATACATTGAATTATTGCCAATCTCGCCTCGTCCTGATAAAGAACTATTTGCAATGAGCGTGAACATTATAAAGGCTCCGCGTCAACCTAGCCAAACAAAGCGCAAGGTTGCCAGGGTAGTACGCAAACTCTCGCCACAGCAAATCACAGAGGCGCAAGAATGCTTTGAGCTTGGAATGAGCGAACGTGCCACAGCCGGTGTCATTGGCGTGCCAGTCAGTCAATTTAATAAGATTTGCAGGAGAGACACTGACCTAGCACTACTTTTGGAACAAAAGAGGGAGTCAGGTAAAAAGAGAATCTTGCAAGGCATTGCAAAGGCTGGGTACTCCTCGCCTTCCCGGTGGACTGCCCTTGCGTGGATGGGAGAGAGAATACACGGTTTCACCATCCCAAACGCCCAAACCGGAACCAGTTCGGGTTCTCACAATGTGCTTGTGCAGTTGATCCAAAGCACAAGCGGAACCCAAGAGGCCACAAAGAAAGCCACGGTTGACGTTTGAACCCTATAAACGTGGGCTGTGCGCTGGTTCTTAAAACCAATGCGCTTCAAATCCAGGAGCAGTTCACCCCATGCAAACCACCTCCCCACCCCACCACCACCCATCGGCGTCCGGTGTTAATACTCCCCCCCCCATCCAATAGCCCTAAACAAAAAAGCATATGACTATTGTTCCGGTAACATTGCGTGAGGCTAATGATTTCGTTGAGTCGTTTCATCGGCACAACGGGAGGACGGTTAGGAATGGTGGGAAGTTTGCGATTGGTTTGGAGGAAGGCGAACTGGTTGGGGTAGCGATAGTGGGTAATCCGTTATCGGCTACGTTCATGGTGCGAGGAACTGCGGAGGTGTTGCGGGTTTGTGTGAATGGGAAGGCTCCGAGGAACTCTAATTCAAAGTTGTATGGCGCGTGTTGGCGAGCGTGGAGGGCGATGGGTGGTGACAGGTTGGTGACTTATACATTGCAGGATGAGAGTGGTGCGAGTTTGCGTGGATCGGGATGGCGAATAGTCGCGGAGGTAGAGCCGCATGATGCTTGGGGCCGTAAGAGCAAGCGAGACGGCAAGGTGCGTGAATGGCAACCGATATACGGCCAACAGAAATTCAGGTGGGAGATAGCATGAACAAGTCATCAAAGCCTGTTACAAGTAAACCTGTGGCCAAGAAAGCTGGTCGTCCGAAAGGATCGCGTAACCGGAAAGGTAAGGAGAGTGAATTGGCTCGGTCAAAGCGATCTGATTTGCATTGGTTTGCGAAGACGTATTTGGGGATGGATTTGTATCCTTGGCAGGTGGATGTATTGAGGGAGTTAAATTACCGGGAGAGTCGGGTGGCGTTGAAGGCGGCTAATGGTAGTGGGAAGACTAGTATGATAGCGGCTGTTGCGGTGTTGTGGCATGTGATTAGTTTCCCGGATAGTTTGGTGGTGTGTACTGCTGGGGTTTACCGGCAGGTAGAGGCGGTGTTATGGCCTACGTTGAAGAGGTATGTGCATCAATTGACGGCGGGCGAGGGGTTTGAGGTTACGCAGAGTGGGTTGCGGTTTGTGAATGGTGGGCGTGCTATTGGGTTTAGTGCTAGTGACCCGCACAAGGCGGAGGGTTGGCATAGGCAAGGGCCTAGCAAGAATTTATTGTTTATAGTGGATGAAGCGAAGGGGATACATGACGAGGAGATATTCCATGCTGTTGAGCGTTGTCAGCCTAGTCGGTTATTGGTGATGAGCAGTCCGGGTGCGGCTACTGGATTCTTTTATGAGGCATTTACGAAGCAGCGTGAGAGGTGGGAGACGTTTACTGTTACGGCTTATGACTGCCCGCATTTGACGAAGGATTGGATTAGCGAGCAGATAGCTACTTATGGTGAGAGCAGTCCATTGATTCGTAGTATGATTTATGGTGAGTTCATGGATGACAGTGATGACGGGGTGGTGTTGATGTTGAAGGATTTGGAGAAGTGTTTGGGTAATCCACCGGAGCGGAAGGATGGGGTTAGGGTTGCGTTTGTGGATTTTGCGGCTGGTGGTGATGAGTGTGTGTTTGCATTGCGGGAAGGTAATGAGGTAACGGTGATGGAGTGTTGGAAGGAGCGGGATACTAACAAGAGTATTGGTAGGTTATTGCAGTTGTTTGATACCCATGGGTTGGTGAGTGACGAGGTATTTGGAGATGAGGGTGGGTTGGGGTTGCCTATGTGTGATGCTTTGATGGAAGCGGGGTTTGACATTCACCGGGTGAACTTTGGTGGTAAGCCTTATGATCCTAGGTATACTAATCGTGGTGCGGAGATGTGGCATCAGGCTGCTCGGAGTATTGAGCGGTGTGAGGTGAGGTTATTTGATGATGGGTTGTTGCATCAACAGATGATTACGAGGAGGAGTGATGTGGGTCGGTCGGGCAAGTTGGGGGTGGAGCCGAAGGATCGGATGAAGGCGCGTGGGTTGGCTAGTCCTGATCGGGCTGATGCGGTGTTGGGGTGTATAGCTTGTGGTGGCGGGATCGGGAGTGCTTGGGAATATTACCAGCAGATAAGTCGTCCATCCATGGGAGAGATTTATGAGGAAGCGAATGCGATGGCGGAGCATATGGCTTTACCGGGGGGGATGGATGCGGGGTGTTAGGTTGAATTATTTATTTGCCAGAGGTGTCACATTGTGATAGTGGGTTTTGAGGGATGAGAGTTGTCAAACAGAAAAAGGTTGAGGTGGGGAAGGTGACGGCGCAAGGGGTGGTTGTGCCTAGCAAGGAAGATATTAAGGCGGGGAAGATTGCCCCGCGAGGGCGTAACCGTGGAAGGGGAAGGTAGATATGCCGAAGCATTGGAAGTTATCACCAAGAGTACGAGCGGCTAGGAAGAATCATTTGCTGGGCCGTCTGGTGGCGCACCTGCTGGGAGTTATCCTATTAACACAAGGAAGCGTGCGGAGTCGGCTATTAAGCTGGCGCATAACGCGCCTAACCCGGCTGGGATACAGGCTGCTGCTCGGAAGAAATATCCGGGGTTGAAGAAAGGATAAAGAGATGCCGGAGATAAAGAGAGCAGGAGCCAGAAGCGCGCCCATGACCAAGGCAGAAGAAGCAAGGCGCACCCAGCGACGGGCGGCGGCAGTAGAGATGGCTGGCAGGGAAGAAAACACGGCTGAAATTATGGCCGAGGTTTTGACGAAAAGTAAGTGGTTGCAGGATCAAAGGGTAAAGGATTTGCTTACAGGAAAGAGGGTTGCCGCTACGGACTACGAAGAATTTTTAAAGAAGGCGTATAATGCAGACAAGCCGGGTCGCAGGGTTTGGAGGCTAAAGAAAAAGAACTGACATGAGCCAGAAACTTTACACGCAGGTTATTGATGACATCAAGAGTCGTGTGCGTTGGGAGACGCGACAGGCGACTTGGTATCAGATGCGAAATGATGGGCTACCGAGGAAAGGCAAGCCTTGGCCGCGAGCGGCTGATATGCATTTCCCCCTAATAGATACCACCATCAACAAGTTGAAGCCGAGCTTCTTTCAACAGGCCATGGGGCTGGATGTGTTGGCTACGTTTGTGCCTATGCGAAGTCAGCTTGCGGGGTTCACTACTGCGGCTGAACATTGGTTCAGTTATAAGTTGCAGGAGAAGAGTAATTTTCCCACGGAAGTAATGAGTTGGATAGATCATATGCTTGTTAGTGGGCATGGGGTAATAAAGACGTTCTGGAATCCCGACACCAAACAGGTCGAGTTCCAGAGCGTCGATCCCACTCACATCATTGTTCCTCCGTGGACGAAGGATATACAGGGGGCAGACCGCATTTGTCAGGTACTACCCATGAGCTTGGAGTCATACAAGCGGGCGGGGATTTATGATGACAGCAAGGCGACCTTGGATCGGATTATTGGCGGGCGTGCTGGTGAAGATTCGGGGGTGAGTACGGAGCTAAAGAACAACCGTGAGTTGCGTGAGGGCTTGACCTATTCGCCTGACAAAGAGCAGGTGATTGTGTGGGAGGCATACACGCACGATGACGATGGCAAATGGGTGATGAAGACCTTCTCACCACAAGCACCGGGGATACCGTTACGCAAGACCATGGAGGTTCCTTATGACCATGGGTTGCCACCTTTCTCCTCGGCCAAGTATGAGATCACGGATGGGGGTTGGTATTCGCCGCGTGGTGTGTGTGAGATACTGGCGAGCTTTGAGGCTGCGCTGACCAAGACTTGGAATGAGCGCATGGACGCCTCCACGTTATTTAACAAACCGCTCTTCAGGGCGGAACGGGATTTGCCCAATTCAATTAACTTGAGGATGAGTCCGGGCCAGATATTGCCCTTTGGGATTGCGCCGGTTCAGATGCCCAACACGCCCGCAGACTTTGACACGGAGATGACGCAGACACAGTCCATAGCTGAACAGCGTGTGACGGTTCCTGATTATGGAATCATGGCTGATCGGGATAGGCGCACGGCCACGGAGATTGAGAGTGTGAATGCACAGGCGCAGCAGAACATGGACTTGCGGTTGCGCCTTTTCCGGCAAGCCTTGGGTAGCTTGTTTCGTCAGGCTTGGGAGTTGTTGTTGCAGTACGACAAGAAGAGTTTGCAGTATCGGTTCCTAGAGGATTCCTTGGCGATAGACCCGGTGGCGTTGCACGCGGAATACCAGATTGAACCGCGTGGAGGCATGGACATGGTAAGCAAAGCCATGCTCCTCAACAAGGCGGTGCAACGGAAACAATTGTTTATGAACAGCCCTTGGATAAACCAGGTGGAACTGGACAAGAGCATTTTGGAATTGGAAGACCCGGCGTTGGTTCCGAGGTTGATACAAGACCCGAACCAGAAGGCGACAGATGAGGGTGCAGACGAGCAGAAGGTGATACCTGCGTTGTTGATTGGGCAGATGGTTCCGGTTGCCCAAGGGATGGATTACCAGACGCGGATTGGGATTATCATGGGGTTCCTGCAGCAATCGCAGCAGAGTGGTATGCAGATCAGCCCGCAGGGGGGTCAGGCGATTGTGATGAGGCTGGACGGGTTGCTTAATGGATATGAGCAGGTAGACACGAATAATGCGCGGGCCATGCGTAAGGATGTTTGGGAATATTTACAGGCCATTGGGCTTATGCCGAGTGAGGAGCAGGTAATAGAAGGAGAGGCGGCTGCGCTGGAGACGCAGGAATCAATGCCGCCGGGAGCGATGGCCCCGGAGGAACTGGCGTTGCAGGAAGCGGCAACCGGCCCACAGTAATATGAGTCATTCATATGATTATGTGCCGGACGAAAACACCGAGTTTGAGTGTGATAGATGTGGCGCATCCTTGAGGGCGTTTGATAAAGAAAGGGAAGAATTGCAGATAGCAAACGGAGAGCATTTTGAGTGCTACCTTGAGGCACAGGATTAAATGAGCAGATTATTGAAATTTATTAGGATTGCTTGGCGTCTATCTAGTAACCTCCCTTGGGTGGATGAGCCGGAATGGCGGGTGGAAGATTCCAATTCGCTGCGTCAGTTTCTTTCCAGCCCATCGGGGAAAAGGTTGAGGGGTATCCTGTTGAACATGGTTCTCCGCCAGAACGCGCATTGTGTTTCACAATGTGACACAAAGAACTTGCAGGTAGAGGCGGGATATGCGAACGGTATGCGTGCCACGGTTCACACCTTGGAAACTCTGGCGAGGAAGGTGGAGCCGATTGAAGAATTTACAACGGACGAAATTGGGGTTGAACGTCTGTTGAGTTAAGACCCCACAGCACGGATCGGTTCTCTTTAGTGCGTGGAACCGGGACGAGGATAAACGCGCTTATACGGGAAACATTATGCCAGAAGAATCCGGCGATACAACCGCCGAAGCACTGTTGGCCGCTGCACAGGAGTACGATACTGCTGTTGAAGCGGGGGAAACACCGACCATTGAATTGGTCGAGGAAGAACCTGAAAAGGTGGAGAAGGAGGAAACTCCCGCACCTGAAGAGCCGACAGAAGTGGAGGAGGATAAGCCGCCGGAAACGGAGGGGGATAATGTGGATGAACCGGATAGTTCATTGACAAACGGCGAGGCTCCTGAAGGGGAGAAGTCGAGCAAGAGCAAGAGCAAGTATGCCAGGAACCGTGAGCGTTTGGACAAGACTTGGGCTGGTGTGAACGAGGCCAAGGAAGCGAACAAACGCGAAGCAGCCCAGCTTGCCGAGGCCAAGGCGCATCTTGAAAAAGATCGTGCAGAGGCCATGGCGCAGGGTGGATACCGTGATGAACACGGTCACACGGCGAAGGACTACGAGGAAGCGGCGAAGGGGTTTGAGGAGGAAGGCGATACCGGACTCCGCGACTCTGCGCTGGCGAAGGGCAAGGAACTCCAGATGATGGAGGCCGAGGCTGTTCAGCAGGTGCAGATGGACAAATACACGCAGGATTGGAAGGCAGGGCGTCAAGCCTTGGAGAGGGAGATTCCTGAAATTAAGGACTCCAAAGCAGACCTGACAATCGCGGCGAACGAAATCCTGAAGGCGAATCCTGACTTGTTCCATTTACCGGAAGCCAAGGGACTGCGACAGGCAGTTGACATGGCACGGTACAAGCTCAAGGCGGATCAAGCTGATGCGAGCCAAACTGAAGTCAAAGAGTTATCCGATAAACTAACTAAACTGGAAAAGAAAACGTCAGTGACAGGTGGGTTCACCAGTGACAGGCCGGACGGAGAATCAGCATTTGATGACATGAGCGATGACGAGCAGGAAAACTTTCTGCGCCGAGCCGCCATGGCACATGATGAGGGTCTTTAGTCTGGGTTTCACAAGGTGACACACATGACCTACGCTGTACAAGCACTGGTACTGGATCAGTTCGCCCAAAAGTCTCCGCTTCCTGCGAAGTCGGGACACAAGGCGATATCAATGTTTCGGTTCGGCGCACCTTCAAGATCAGCTATTGACACGCTGTCCACGGAAGGCACTGCACCTACCTCAACACGAACACTGTCCCTAGACAAGATTGACGCTACGTTGATCCAACGGGGCCAGATAATCAAAATGACGGATATTCTGAATGCAACGGATTTATTTAATTCGCTGCAACAGAGCATCAAGACAAATGGACAGGATGCTGCATTGGACTTGGACACGATTACCCGCAATATCATTGTGGGATCAAACGTGGTCGGGGATGCAATGGAGAATACCTACTCAACCTATGCGCTGGAGAATGGAGATCAACTCACAGAGTTGTACGCTGATGGCACAAGGGAAGTGTGGGCAGACGGAGACGGAGCGGCTCAATACACCACGTTTGAGGGAACCACCAATGGTGATGACTGCCTCTTGGACGCACCGGCTGTCTTGAATGCCGTTACTCAACTGAAGGTCAACCGCGCATCACCCGCCAGAGGCGGGATGTATGTCGGGGTTTGCAGCCCTCAAGTCTTGAGTGATGTGATGAGTGACAGCACCTGGAAAACTGCGGCTCAATACAGCAATGTTGAAGACCTCTACAAAGGGGAAGTCGGCTCGCTGTACGGGGCAAAGTTCATTATGACCACCAACGGGTTCATTACCGGAGGTACGCTGGCAACTGACGGCGACCGCTTCAAATACGATGATGATGGCGGTGGCGGAACAGCAGTGGCAAAGGACGTTCATGCGTCCATCTTCTTGGGCGAGCAAGCCTATGGAGTGCCGGACTTGTCGAGTCAATCGCCGTTTAGCCCGAAGGTTATTATTACCGATCAAGCAGATAAAACTGATCCTTTGAATCAGATAATTACTGCCGGTTTTAAGACCTTTTGGACGACATTGCGACTGAATCCTACTTACTACCTTATTATGCGTAGCAAGACGGACTCAACTGCGACACCGGGCGACCCTAATCCGTAACAAACCAAGTCATGGCTCATAAGAAAGGCATGACCATTATTATTGCCGTGGGTGGGGGTCAAAAGCCCCCGCCCACAGGCTCTAATGCTAAACCTTCAAAGAAATCCCA